TTCACCATGACCAAGTCTGATTGGGTGAAGATTGGCAACGCAGTCTGGGCTTCATTCGTGCCTGTCCTCGTCCGGGCGATGAACCCAAAGGACTCGGCGTTCGGAATTGTCACGAAAGACTAATCGCCTTTAGTCTGGCTTCATGGACTTCATAGCCGAACTGAAAGAACTGCACGTCGTCAAGACTGTCGCTCGCCCTTTGTGTTCTCTTCACAATGCTCTTGTCAGTCTTGACGACGATGAACGTGAAGCCTTATTGGCTGCCTTAGATAACCGACAGATTCGCCACACTGACCTTGCTCGGGTTCTTTCCGACCGAGGTTTCAACGTGAGCGCTGTCACCGTGAGCCGTCACCGCAATCGTGGCGAGTCTAACGGTTGTCGGTGTCCTCGATGACATTGTCTGACGATCTATCCAAACTTGCCAGCGCCGGTCAATCTGGCTCTGACACTCGCTCTACCAATACGCCCGAAGCATGGCGACCTCGACTTGAGGTTGACCCTGCTTCGGGCGGTTTCTTTGTGTCCACACCTAGAACCGCCGGTGACCTGCCAGATGCCGTTGACCTGCTGGGCGACTTCGACCTTGACCCATCTGTGTGGCGTGTCACTGGCGTTCGGCGCTCGATGTGGCAGAAGTATGACGGCGAGTGGTTGGAGTCTGCCAAGGTCAGCATTGTCCCTGCCGAGCAGGTTCATTCGTCAGCTGACGACACCGACCTTCAGGCGCTCATTGACCATGTGGAAAGGTGGCGACCACACGCCCGAATAAAGGCTCACACAGGCAATCTGAGCGCCGTCTACGCCATCGGCGATACTCAGTGGGGTAAGGATGCTGGCGACGGTACAGAGGGCACTGTGAGGCGTGTGCTGCTCGGTATCGAGGAATCAGTTCAGCGTCACAAAGACCTCATCCGAATTGGTCGACCAGTGGGAACTGTCATCCTGCCTCAGATGGGCGATTGCATTGAAGGCTCAGTGTCACAGAATGGCAAGGTGCTGGGTCGCTCAGACCTATCGGTCACCCAACAGGTTCGGGTTGGCCGTCGAATGCTCCTTGCATGGATCAAGGCGTTTGCACCACTCACCGAAGAACTTATCGTGCCAGTTGTCCCAGGCAACCACGACGAAGCGCAACGGTATGTCATCGGTGATGCCATTGACTCGTGGCAGGTTGAGGTTGCCTCAGCTGTGCAGGATGCTTGTGCCGAAAACCCTGCCCTTGCTCATGTCCAATTCAGGTATCCAGACCGTGACCATCAGACCTTGGCGCTGAAAGTGTCGGAGTCAATCCTTGGGCTGGCGCATGGTCACCAGTCCCGTGATGCGGTCAAGTGGTGGCAAGGACAGGCGACAGGGCGAACGCCAGTGGGTGACGCTGACGTGCTACTCACTGCCCACTATCACCATTACAAGGTGGCTCAAGTTGGGCCTCGCCTATGGGTGCAACTCCCTGCGATGGATGGCGGCTCGCCTTGGTGGCGTGATCGTGCAGGGTTGGAATCACCGACCGGCATCGTGTCATTTGTTATGGGTGAGGGTTACGACCCACGCCGAGATTTGTCAGTTCTAGCAGGGGAGCAAAGATGAACACCGCCATCATCGTGCCAAGTCGACACCGACCGCACAACATCAAAGAGTTACAACAGTCACTCATTGACACCGAAACAATGTCACGCCTGTTTGTTGTAGTCGACGAGGATGACGAAACACTTGACCAATACCTGTCACTCGAAAACAACTTCACCGAGGTGCTGACCTTCGAGCGTGATCGCAAAGGTATGGCCGACCCACTCAACAACGCTGCAAGGCAACTGGTCACAGATGAACGCTGGGAGTATTTCATCTTCGTTGGTGATGACCATCGACCTCGAACCTTGCAATGGGACAAAGTGTGGCGCACAAACCTTGACGACCTTGTCACAGGGCTTGTCTACGGTGACGACCTATTCCAGCAAGAACAACTTCCAACCGCCATTGGAATGACCAGAAGCATTGTGGAAGAACTGAACGGCATGATCCCTGAAGGGTTCGCTCACCTGTACCTGGACAACTTCTGGCTTCGCCTAGGTCAAGACCTGAACGCCATTCGTTACCTGCCCGAAACTGTCATCGAGCATCTTCACCCAATCGCCGGCAAAGGTGACTGGGATGCTGGCTATCAAGAAGTGAACTCTGCCGAAATCAACAACGCCGACTCCCAGATGTTCCACACCTACATTCAAAGCGATGGCTACCGTCAGCTAGTAGAAAGACTCAGCGCATGAAAATACTCATCACAGGTGACGCTGGCTTCGTAGGTCGAGCATTCCATCGACACTTTGCTTCAAGTAATCATGTCATTGTTGGCGTGGACATTGTCAACGGGACAGATGCCCGTGACTTCTTCCGAACCGATAGCACCAAGTTTGACCTAGTCATTCACTTGGCGGCTGTTGTTGGTGGTCGACGAATGATTGAAGGCTCACCGCTGGCGCTGGCGGTTGACCTGTCCATCGACGCTGAAATGTTCGGCTGGGCTTTACGCACGAAACCTGAACGCATCGTCTACTTCAGCAGCTCTGCCGCATACCCGATTGTGTATCAGGAAAATGGCTGGCGAACTCAACTGACAGAGAACCACATCGACCTGAGCAGCGTCAGCAATCCTGACCTCACCTATGGTTGGGCAAAGTTAACCGGCGAGATGCTGGCAAGTCATGCTAGGGAACAAGGCTTGAAGGTGTCGGTGTTCCGACCGTTCTCAGGTTATGGCGCGGATCAAGACTTGAACTACCCATTCCCGAAGTTTATTGAGCGAGGACTGAACCGCCAGAAACCATTCCAAGTGTGGGGTGACGGGAAACAAGTTCGGGACTTCATCCACATTGACGACATTGTGGGTGCAGTGATGGCTGGAGTTGACGCTGGCATCGAAGTGTCAAACTTGTGCAGCGGTCGAGCAACCTCATTCAACCAACTGGCCGAACTGGTCATGCTGGCTTCTGGCTATCATGCGTCAATCGAACACCTCACCGCCGAACCTGTCGGGGTTCAGTATCGGGTAGGTAATCCCGAGTTCATGCTCAGTTACTATGAGCCAAAGATTAGTTTGGAGCAGGGAATCCTGATGGCACTAGGGGAAAACAAATGACCTTCACAATTCACAACGGAAACTGCATCGACGTGATGCGTTCCATGCCCGACAACTCGGTGGACTCAATCGTCACCGACCCACCTTATGAACTCGGCTTCATGGGTAAGTCGTGGGATTCCACCGGCATCGCGTTCAATGTCGAGGTGTGGACTGAAGCACTGCGAGTGCTAAAGCCCGGCGGTCACTTGTTGGCGTTCAGTGGTTCTCGCACCTATCACCGCATGGCGGTTGCCATTGAAGATGCTGGGTTTCAGATTCGTGATCAGATCATGTGGATTTACGGGTCAGGGTTTCCCAAGTCGCTGGATGTGTCAAAGGCGATAGATAACAAGGCTGGAAGCAAAGGGGCTGACAGAACAACATCAGAACCATTTGAAGTGAACACATTTCAAACAACTATTAGACCAATTAACAAAGGCACGCCAGTTACACCCGAAGCCCAACAGTGGGCAGGCTGGGGAACGGCACTGAAACCAGCACACGAACCAATCGTGCTAGCCCGAAAGCCACTCATAGGCACTGTCGCGGCGAATGTGTTGGAGTATGGCACTGGCGGATTGAACATTGACGGGTCACGGGTTGGTGAAACAGTAGAAACTTGGCCTGCATCAAGAAGTTACGCACCTGGACAATTACAACCAGGTGGCAAGGGTAAAAATCAAGCAACTGGTGATGTACCCGCAGGCCGTTTCCCTGCCAATCTCATTCACGATGGCAGTGACGAAGTTGCTGAACTGCTAGGTGACCCTGCCCGATTCTTCTACTGTGCCAAAGCCAGCAAGCGTGACAGGAATGAAGGGCTTGATGGGTTTGAAACCAAACAGACAACGGGCGGTGGCGGATTGACTGAAGCGGGCGGTGCATATGGCTCTATCAAAGCACCAGCAAAAAACTTCCACCCGACAGTCAAGCCCACAGACCTGATGCGCTACCTCGTCAAACTCATCACACCACCGAATGGAACTGTCCTCGATCCGTTCACAGGTTCAGGCTCGACCGGCAAGGGCGCTGTCATCGAGGGTTTCAACTTCATCGGCATTGAGTTAGACCCTGACTATGTAGCGATAGCCACCGCACGAATACAACACCAGATTGACCAGCTGAGAACTGACGATGTCACCCGACGTTATTTGAAAGCAGATGACTGATGAAAGACCTCAACCGTAAGGACATCCTCGAGGCTGCGACCAGCCTCACAACTAACGACCGCAATCTTCAGCATGGCGAGCCGTACATCAACCACGACAACATCGCCCGAATCTGGTCAGTGATCCTTGGCTACAGGGTCGAACCCTTTCAGGTGGCGCTGTGCATGGCAGGGCTGAAACTTGCACGTCTGTCAGGTAACCCCGATAACATGGATTCATACATTGACGGTGCAGCGTACTTGGCTATTGCAGGGGAACTGGTCAACGCAGACCGACTGTGACACATAACTGAATAGGGCTTATGGCTCAAGACGACCCTTGTTGCGGCGCTCGATTTCACACCCTTTGAGCCCGGACAGGGGTCGTTTCTTTATGCCCGAAAACTTTCTGAAAATAGTTTGCCAAAATGCTTGACATGGGATTTCACGGGAGTAATGTTCTAACTGTCGGCAGGACAACCGACAAGGACAAAGGACAAAGAACATGAAAACTGAAATGATTACACTGAACTGGAATAGCTCAAACCCTTATGCGCCAGTGATTGGCAAGAAGGCAGTCTTCACAACTTGGGACAACGAGCGTCTAGTTGGAACTGTTGTCAAGAATGCAAAAGGTGGCGCTTACACTCGCATTGAGTTTGCAGATGGCACTTGGGCAAGATTGTCTGAAACTATTGAAATTGTGGTGGCCTAATGTTTGACGCTTGGAACAATGCCCCTTGGACTCCTCGAGGTCGCAAGTTTAAGAACGCAGTTGAGGCTGTGCTGATGCTCGTGGCGACAATCCTTCTCATGTCTGAACCAAGTTGGTGGAAGTGATGGCATCCGAAACAATCACCATGCTGGAGAAGTTGCTACAGGTCAATGACGTGCTTCGTGAACTCAAGCACAATCTGAACGTGTCACCCGATGGCGCTGTTGCACTTGACTACATCACCGAGCGCCTAGAACGTGCATTGGAGGGCAACAAGTGATGTCTACCAATTCCACTATGATTGGACATGAGAGTTCGAACGCTCACACTGGTGGCGCTCCCTTGCACTTGTCCTACGAGGTTGAGCGCCACCTACCTTCTGGCGGTGTCGCATGAACCCCTACGAGTTCCCAGATCTTAGCGAAGGTTCATGTGTCGGTCTAAGCACCGAACTGTTCTTCCCTGAAACTGGCGTGAATGCCTCTGCGACAATCAAGAAGATGTGTGCCAACTGTCCGGTCGCCAAAGCTTGCCTCGAGTACGCTTTGCACGTTGAGGTAGAAGGCATCTGGGCTGGCACAGGAGTTGTCACCCGTCAAAAGTTGCGCCGAGATTTAGGGATCAAGGCCATAAAGATTCACACCCAATACACGACCGAGGCGATGATGGCTCAAACTCGAGACGCCCTTGAGGCTCGCAAACGTCGGGCAAGGCAGAAAGCCGAACAGGAGAATGTCGCATGAATAACCCATTGTGTGGAGATTGCTGCCGAGAACTTCGGTGGTACG